TCGTCAGCCTACTTCCCTAGCCGGCCTTGTTGCCGGAACCGACAGTGATGGGCTGGCCGCTGGCCAGGAAGTTTGCACCGAGACCCGTGGTGGCCCCTGCCTGGGACAGCACAGCACCGTAGCCGCCGGCCTGCTGACTCTGAGCGTTGGCTGCCTGAGCCATGAGGGCGGTCGGGTCAGCTTGGATGCCCTGCTGGCCGATGCCGTACTGAAGCTGGGAGATGGCCTGCTGGACAGGGATGCCGGCCTGCTGGGCGGCGAGCCCAAGCTGTTGGTACTGGTTGGCATACTGCGCCTGCTGGCCTCCATAGCCAACCTCCTCGGACTGTTGGCCAAGGCCGGCAAGCTGCTGCTGCACCCCAAGCTGCTGTCCCTGGTAGCCGTATTGTGCCTGCTGGCCACCGTATCCCGCCAACTCCGATTGCTGGCCAAGGCCGGCAAGCTGGGACTGGATGTACTCGTTCTGCCCCTGGATGTTGAGCTGCGAGCCCTGGTAGCCGTACTGCTGGGCGAGGGAGGCCATGCCCTGCTTGTTTCCCTGGCTGTTGAGAGCTCCTGTGGCCGCTGCCCCTCCGTACTGCTTCTCCTGGGCGATGGGCTGCTGGTAGGCGAGATTCCCCAACTGAAGGGCCGTGCCCTGCTCTTGGAGCCCGATCTGCTGCTGTTGGAGGGGGTACTGCTGCTGTTCAATCGCCTGCTGTTGCTGCGCGGTCCCGACCGTGCTGCCGAGGGCCTGTTGCTGAAGGCCGATCTGCTCCTGCTGCAATGGGTATTGCTGCTGCTCGATGGCCTGTTGCTGTGCCGCAGTACCGATTTGGCTGGCGAGACCCTGCTGCCCAAGTTGGGCACTTTGTTCCCCGAGCAGCGCATTGGCCAGGGAGTAGCCGGCCGTCTGCGTCTGCTGGGCGATTCCCTCTTGGAGGGCTGCCGGCATGACGCCGGCCTGTGCTTCCGCCTGTGCCCCTGTGAGCCCCTGTTGGGCGATTCCCGGCGCTGCCTGCCCGCCGAGGTATCCGGCAAGCTGAGATAGGAACGACGGGCTCTGGAGATCCTGCTGGACGGTCTGATTGAAGGTCGAGGTCACCAGCTACCATCCCCTTCGCCGTAGGCGTAGACCGGCCACTGCGGGACTCCAGTGGTCACGTTCTCCCCGAGGTCGGTCATGTTCCGGCTCTTGTCGATCATCTGCTGGAGGTTGCCGTTGTAGAGCTGGAAAGCCTCCTGCCAGGTCGGGTCATTCGCCTTGCGCTTGGCCTTGTAGACGGCGTAGTCGAATACGATGTCCTCCCACCCCGGCTGCACGTCGATGTTCTGAGTGGTCACAGTGACGAGCTGTGCTGCCCGGTAGTAGTAGACGGTCAAGGTGCCCGATGCCCCGGGTGAGGGATAGAGCATCAGGTAGAATCCCATCGCGCTGTTCCCACGGATGGTGAAGTATTGCGGCCATGCCGCCGGCAGGGAGTGGAGGATCCCCCATACCTCGTCCATCGTATTGATCCCCCGGTAGTCGAGGTTGAAGGTCTGATCGGTCCCCGACAGGGTGAACTCGGCGCGGTGACAGTTGAGGAAGTCGGGCGGGAAGGGGTAGTTCTGCACCCCCGCAGCGACATTGATGGTCGTTTCCTGCCACAGCGTTTCGGCCCGCCTGGCAATGTCCTGGCATCCCTGGTTGATCCACGATTGGATCTGAGCATCCGTCCAGAACTGAGGATTGGCCTCATCAATGATGCTGCGGACCTCCGTGGTCGCCTGCGCCAGGGTATAGCTCATGGGCTGATTCTACGCTCTCTGCCGGCCGGCATCACGCGATCATCACGATCTGCTCGGTGGCGACAACGACGGGGGAAGCGTTCGCGGTGACTACCCATACCGGCTGGGTGTACGTCAAGGGAGGATTGGCTATCTGAGCGTTGGTGCTGGTGGAGAAGATGGGAGCGGTGTCCCCGGACGGATTGACCAAGAACAGAACAGTGCCGTCCGAGGAGATGGCCCCTGCCGGCGATCCTGCGGGGGTAGTAGCAGTCGTGACGAGGGTGTTCCCCGAGAGGACGAACAGATTGGAACCGGCATTGTCGGTCACGTAGACGTATGGAACGAGAATGCTAGAGGGCACCACGTAGATGGGAGAAGACCCGGCTGCGGTGGAGATGACGGTCGGAGTCAGGGTGGCCGCGTCGTAGACGATGATGGTCTGGTCGGTGCAGGGGACGTAGATCCAATCGCCGGTCGAGTCAGTCCCCACGAACCCCGATGCGGGGTGTCCGAGGGTCAAGATGGAAGTCGGATGAGCCGACCCGGGAGTGGTGACATACATTTTGTTGGTCACATTGTCGATGGCATAAATCTCGGTGGTCGCCGGATTCGAGCACGCACCCCGGAACTCACCTGCTAGATCAACATAGGTGTCCACGATGGCATCCGTGGCAGTGCTGATGCATACCAGTCGGTTCCCCACAGTGTCGTTGTAAGCGACGTAGACCCATGCCTGATCAGGAGTAACCAGAACGAACGATTCGGGACTGTAGCAGTTGACCAAGGGAATGTTGCCGGTGACTGTGTTGGTTGCGATGTCGATGGTCACCACTCCATTGGTCGACGGGAGAGAGGCTGTAGTGGTCCCGACTACATAGCAAGTGGTATCGGTCACCCCGAGGGCGGCAAGGCGCAGGTTCGCCGGGGTCGATGAGAGCGAGATAGAAGTCAGATAAGTGTTCGCGGTGGCATCGACAATCAGTACCTCGTCACTGACAGATGTGTCAAGGATGTAAAGAAAAAGGCCATCATCGGTCAGGTACGCCCTGAATGGTGTGCCGGGAAGAACGATTTGGGTTACGACTAGGTAGGTAGTCGGGTCAATGACCGAAATGGCCTGACCGGAGACGTCGCACACATAGGCGTACTTATTTGCCATCAGCCTGTCACGGTCATAGTGAAATAGAACGACACACTCAAGCCGTCCGCACCGGACACTGCGGTTATGACCGGCTGGAATGAGTCGTCATTGCTAACCGAACTGATGATGGATGTATCTGTCGGTGTGGCGGTTATCCCCAAGCCACTGTAGATGGCCGTGCCATTCTGCTCGATGTCGACGGTGCAGGAACCAGCACGGACGGAGCATCGTAGACCGACCAGGGATATTGGCTGACCCGCCGCCACGGGCATATAGAACGGGGGCAGGTAGCCGACAGCGCCGGCCGGGACGACCAGGGTGCCGGATACCGAGAAGGTCTGCGAGAAGATGGTCGATGATGGCGCGGTGAGATTGTTGCACCATTGCTGGATGGCGAGAATCGCCGAGTGAGTCGACGGGTCCAGGGAGTTGAGGTTAGGGATGTAGAGCTTCGGGTTGGGGGTTCCCTTTCCTGACAGGGCATTGGTGTCCCCGTTGTAGGTGACGACCATCAGTTGTTTGCCTGCTGCGGGGCCCTCACGTTGTACTTGAAGGCGATCTCATGGATGACCGCCATGTCCCCTGCCACTGAGTTGTGGGCATAGACACGGATCTGCGGTTCGGTGAGTCCGAAAGCGCCGACGTGAAACTTCAAGATGTCGGGCCCGGGGGAGATGTTGCCGGTCTGCGCCTGCGTCCAAACCACTGATCCCTTGTCGAGGATCGACACGGTGAGCGCGCAGTGAGGAGTCGTGCAAGACGCGTGAATAGCGATCTCCTCGATGTCGAGCACACGATCCCTGCTGGCCAACTTCAACGGGAGCGAGGTCCATTGGTAGGTCTGTGCCGGCGTCTGCGTGTCGAACTTGAACAGGAAGTTGCCGGCATTGGCGAAGGACAGAGGCGCGGCATACAGGTATCGACCTGTCACCGGGTTCATGTAGTACAGATCCGTTCCGCCCTGGGCCGCAGTGGGGTAGTAGATCCACCAGGATCCCGAGACCGTATCGTACTGCCAGTTGTTCGAGAAATAGACCTGATCCCCGTCGCACTGGACGAAATACGCATAGCTGTTGGTGAGAGTCAGATCGAAGACTGTCGGCAGGAAGAAGTTGTCATCCAACTTGTTGCTGATCTTCTGAGCGACGTTGCCTCCGTTCCAGAGCCACGCCCCATTGGCCAACGAGCAGTAGATGAACCCGGCCATACCCGAGTCGGCCCGACCGTAGATGCCGCCCGTTCCTTGGACACCGGCCAGATAGGTGACGTTCGGGGAGAAGATGTCGCCCGTGACCACTACCCCGCCGCCGCGACGCTTCACGATGAATAGCTCACCTGCGGAGACCGAGCCAGCCGCGCCATAGCCGTATGGCTCCTCTGCGACCAGGACGGTCATTTGGAATCCGAAGATGGTCGAGTTGGGAGGATCGGTGAAGTTGATGTTCTCGTTGGTAAAGAACTGAGTGCCCCCAGGCCAGGTGTAGATGGAGGAGGCGAAGCAGAGGACACGGTTCTGGTGGGCAACCACCTGGCCGGCATACGACGACTGAGCACCGGCCGGTCCAGAGATGAGGTCGAGAGGCGTGTAGCTGCCCGGATTACCCGGATCGGGGTACATATAGAGGTTGGTTTCGCCAACTACCTGGTCGACCCCTGACGAGAAGGCGATGGTCGGATTGCCGGGCTGGACTACAGAACTGTCCCCGATGGTGGCAGTCCCCGAACCAGTGGCCTCGTTCGACATGGTGAGGGTATTGCCGACAATGGAAACGATCTGCGTGTCAGGAGGTATTGTCCCTGTCCCTGACAGAACCGAGATGTAGTCTCCTTGAGAGAAGCCAGGGAAGCCTCCGGTCACCACCGTCACCGTGTACGAGCCCGAGGTCAATGTCGCCGATGCCACCTTGGCCAGGTAGGCGCGGGTCATAACCGGATAGGGAGATCCAGAGATTCCCCCGGGGACAGCCGCTTGATTCGTGCTCAAGATGGCCGTGAACACGCCTGTCTCCACGATGTAGGAGTAGGCGGCCCAATACTGAGTCGTCCCGGTGACGTACTCGATGATGACAAAGCACTCGGTATCGTCGTCGGCTAGTTCGTTGTGGATGAGAAAGCCGACCAAGTAGTTGGTCACGCCGTGGCCGGCAGTCCAGGGGTAAGCAGCCGTCATGGCCGGCAGGGCACCCAGGCCACCATTCGGAAGGGACTTACAGGAGTATGTGCCGGCAGGATCCGCAGCGCCTAGAGGGCCCGGGATGAGCCGGTCGCCGGCCAGGGTGGTAGGCAAGTTGTTGACGCAGCCCTGGGAGAAGTCATTGATCTCGAGCCACTGATCCGGGCCCGATGGAGTCTGCGGAGGCATGAGCTACCTCGACGATCTGCGTGCGCTACGTCCCTTGCGCTTGCCTCCGCGGTTCCACTTGGCTGCGTTCCTTGCGAAGTTGGCGCGCTTCTTCTCCTTGGCCGAAGCATTCGGATTGGAGAGTACCGACTTGGCGTGCTGTTGAACTGACTCGCCGGCCTTCGAGGAGGAGGACTTGAACTTGCCCCTGTTCTTCGGATCTATGTGGATGCCCGAGGCCATTGCTTACTCCGTCGTGGAGTCGACGCCTTCTCGGTTGGTGATGGCCTTGTCCAGACGCTCCTCGAGGCGCTTGATGGAACTGCGAAGATCCTCGTTCTCGGCGGCTACCGCGTCGATCATCTTGGTCGTGTCGGCATTGACGGCGAGAGGGTTGACGTTCGGGGTCGGCCAGGGAGCCATGTCGGGCATCTGTGACGGGAACCGCACAGTCTGACCGGCGAGGGTCTTGACCTCGACCTTGGGGGCCTTCTCGACCAGGCTGTCGATGTTCTCGTTCTCCACGGCGTACCGGCCGAAGAGGCGGGAGAGCTCGGCGTACCGATCCATGACGATTCCCTTGTTGCCGTTGCCGTCGCTGTACTTGACGAGCTGGCCTTCCATCGACCGAGGATCCCCGAGGTAGTCGACCAGTGCCTCGAAGGCGACGAAGCTGGTATCACCCGGTTCGATGACGTAGTGCTTGCGCTCCCACTGGAAGTCCCAGGTTCGATGGTCGTCGTTGGTGACCTGAAGGAAGTCCCCGTCCATGAGGAAGGGAAGGTTCCTGGCCGGCCTGGCGATGTGGCGGTCTTCGGGCTGAGACACGTCCGAGACCTTCATCTGCGTGGTCATTACTTCTCGGTCCTCGAACTGCGGTTGCTTCAGGGGAGGCATGGCACTTCCTTATGCTGGGAGAAGGATGACGGCACCGGCAGTGGCCGGGGTCACGGAGTTACCGGCGACGCCGCCGAGCGGAGAGGCGATCCCGCCCGCACCACCGGCTGCGGTGATGGTCTGATTGATAATGAGCGGCCCGGCTGAGTTGACTGCGAGAGGCTGCACCGAGCGGGAGACCACGATGACCATTCCACCACCGCCACCGCCCCCTCCACCGGATGTGGCGAGCGAGTTCTGACTGGCGGTGCCGCCTGCTCCACCGTTGGCCGAGATGGTCCCGGTCCCACCGATCCGCTGGGCGATCACTACGACGATGCCGCCGCCGCCGCCGCCGCCACCCCCGACGTAGGCTCCATCCCCACCACCGGCACCTCCACCAGATCCGGCACCCATAGCCAGGAAGGCGGTCGTGTTCACAAGCTTGCCGATGATGGCCAGGGGCAGATTGCGAGGCACTTGCATGACCGCGCTAGGAGCAGTGACAGCTCCACCGGCTGCGCCAGCATTGACAGTTACCGTGCTCGCGCCGCCCGTACCGCCAACCCCCCCGAGAGAGTTGATGGTCTGCGCTGTGCCTGCGTTGGCCGTGGTGGTCGTTCCCGTCCCGCCTGCCGTACCGACCGTACCGCTCGACAGAGTGCCCGTATAGCCGAGGGATGCGCCGGCCACCTGGATCGCAGCCGCGTTGCCGTTGGACTGGATGGTGCCGTTGTTGAGAAGTTCACCCTGGCAGAAGATTCTGAATCCTGCCGTCTTGATGGTGACGGTTGGCTGGATCACACTCTGATCGGCCAGGTAGATGTCACGGGTCATGGTGTAGACCCCGGACGAGAGGGTGGCACCGGCCACGGTCACAGCACCACTCGCTATGAAGTTGCACAACCCGTCAGAGCCGTCCCCGAACTGAGCAAGGTTGGTCTGGAATAGCCCGTTGTCCAGCGCGAGCAGAATCGCGTGATCCGTGATCGCGTCCGTCGTCGCGGACGGCAATCCACCCAAGTCGTGGATGATATTGCGCCAGTGCTCATAAACCGTGATCGGCGTGGTGAAGGGATAGCCCGGCATTTTCTACCTCTCGATCAGGGGAAGTTGACGTAGGCCCACACAAGCAGCGGGCCGGCCGAGATCGTCACAGCTTGCAGGATGATCCCGAAGCATGTCCCGTAGGTGCGGGTGGTTCCACCTGAATCGGAGAACTGGCCGGTGTGGCTGGTCGACCCGATCAGGGTGTGACCGACCGTGGTGGTGCTGTCGCAAAGCACCTGGCAGAGGCCGCGCTTGCCGACCATCGCCACCTGGGACGGCAGCCGGCCGGTCAGGGTGTTGGGAGCAACCGGCGAGTTGGCCCCGAGAGCGCCGACACCGAGGAGCACGCCAGCCGCGAAGGTGGTCGTGGTCGTGGCTGCGATGTCCACGGTCTGCACCGTGTACGGGGTGGTGACGCCGCCGTAGTCGTCCCCACCAGGCCCGGGGTTGGTCCCGATTCCGGCGTTGGTGAACATGAGCAGGGCACCGGCCACCCATGCGCCGGCCCCGGCAGTGGTCGGGATGGTGATGGCAGTGACCGCAGACGACGGGTTGACCGCGTACGGCTCCCACAGCATCTGGTATTCGGGCTGCTCGTTGGCCGTCGCATTGACGTTGAAACTCTGTGCGAGAGGCATGTCGTTCTCCTTATGCCGTCAGGGCGGTGAAGTCGCCGTTGACCTGCGGGTTGGTGCAGATCAGGTTCATCGCCACATACGTCAGTGACGTGATGACGAACTGGTTGGTCGGCTGCTGGAAGTCCCCGACCTCGAAGTCACCGTTCTGGTTGACGATGAGCTCGAAGTAGCTCTCGTTCAGGAAGAACAGGAGACCACCGTTGCCCAGCGATCCAGCGGTGTTGATGTGCTCGTCAACCAACCAGGGCTGGTTTCGATACCAGCCACCGGAGAAGCCGCCCGAGGCGAAGGACTGGTCGACCACTGCGGTCGGCTGCGTGTACTGCACCTGCGCCTGAAGCAGGTTCTCGAACCTGGTCAGGTTGGCGCGAGTGGACACAACGACTGTCGGGGCCCGAGCACCCTTGGTGCAGAGATCCCACAGGCTGTTCAGGGCCGAGAGGCCGAGGGTGGTCGTGGTCGAGTCGACCTGCGCCTTCAGGAAGGGGTACGAGGACCGGGACAGGCCACCGTAGTTGCCTGAGGTGTTGACGATCTCGTAGATCCCGTCGATGGCCTTGTAGTTGGTCCCGTCTGACCAGATCCCGTAGGCGATCTTATCGCGCAGGTCCATCTTGGCCAGCTCGCACTGCTCGACCACGTAGTTGGCCACCGCGTACTCACTGTCAGCACGGATGAGCGAACGCTGGTCCAGCGTGACGTTGGTGTAATACTCCTTCCAGTCCCAGGCCAGCGAGATCTCCGTGTCGGAGGGCTCGACGTTGAGGACTTCGGGGCCGTAGAAAGCGCCACCCGTCGCCCAGGGCTGGTAGACGACGCGGGACTCGATGTGGAGCCCGCCCCGACGCTTGACCCGGTTCTGCTGGAAAAGACGCCAGGTGAGGGGCGAGCCGAGGTAGTAAACGTCGGTTGCCTCCTCTCGGATGATCCTCCGAGAGATGGAGGAAATGGTATCTACACCTGTGGGAGTTGCCATCTACCTAGAGGATCCCTTCATTGTTACGACGTAGCATGTTCGCTGCATCTTTCACTAGATCTTGCCTCGACTTTTCGGTCAACTTACCATCGACGCCGGCCTCGAGTGGGGACCGCCGTGGTGACGGGCCCGAAACGGGGGACGCGGAAGACGATAGAGCATTGAGTTTGCGCTTGCGTTCCTGGGCTTCCGGCTGCTCCCCGGGAGGGGTCACGGGACCGGAAGTGCCGAGGACGCGGGCCCTGAAGGACTCGTTCGTCCAAAGGGTGTGCTCCAACGCCTGCTCGAAAGCGGCGGACGGATCGGCCTTGGCTTCGGCGGTGTTGGCGAATGCGCCGGCCGTCCCTGCCATTCCGGCGAACTTGGCGATCTCGAGGATGTCGTCCTGAGTGAGCTTGTCGGCGTACTTCTGAGCGAAGCGGTTGCCGGCCTGCATTGCCGCGGTCTGCGCTGACTGGCGCTGGGTCTCAGCCTGAACGGCCCGGTTCTGCTCTGCCATGCGCTCGAGGACGGTCCGCTGCTCCTGCTGCTCGCGCCACAGGGTTGCCTCGAACGATTCGGGGTCGATGTGCTCGGGAAGTGTGGCCGCGGTAGGCGCGGGAGGGGCATCGGTGTCACCGGACAGGATCCCGAAGACCTTGGCACGCTTGGTCTCGTCGGCCATGAGGGTCTGATCGAGAGCGAGGATGGCTGCTCTGCGGTCTGCGGGAAGTTCGAGCCAGGGATCGGTGGCCACGGGCGGTGCTTGAAGAGAGCCGGAGGGGGGAGTTGCGTCGGACTCCTCCTCCTCCAACTCTTCTTCTTCTCCCCCAGCGACGACCGGAGTGCCTTCCGGGTCGCCTGTATCCGATGTCGTGACCTCACCGGACGGGGGAGTTTCGCCGCCTGCGTCCACTGCCGTCACAGGGGGGCGTGGAGGCGAGTCGGGCGTAGGCGGGCGATCATTGAGGACGTTGGTGACTTCTGAGAGCACCTTGTCCAGGTCTATTTGGACGTCATCCCCTCCCTCTTCTGCGAGTTCGGGGTCTGCGAATAGGTCACGAATGCTTGCCACGGTTATCCTGCCGTTCCTGCTTGGGCACCAATCATGCGTCGGATGTCATCTGCGGAGGCTCCCGATGCGGACGGTCCACCCTGCGGACCTGCGGACGGCCCTTGACCGCCCTGGCCCATCAGCGAACCGATGCTCGTACCGGGAGGTCCGCCGGCCGGCTGAGGACCACCGGGCGCTCCGGGGGGAGCACCTGCACCGGGAGGAGCACCTGCGCCGGGGGGTCCACCAGGCTTCGCACCTGGCTTGCCGCCACCCTGAATCGCACCAACCGTTGCTTGGAGCAACTGTTGAAGCAGAGCGATGTGCGGCCCCGCGTCGGGAGCAGTCATCGTCGCGGCGATAGCCGACACGATGCCCTGCATCCCCTCTTGGACGGAACTCGGAGCCCCGCCCTTTTTCTCGCCGGCCATCAGAGCGGCGGGTTTTCCTTGACCTCGGGAATCTGTCCCTTGGCCGAGGGATCAGCACCCCACGCGTCGGTGTTGGTCTGACCCTGCTTCATGATGTTCGCCTTCCCCTTGGGCTGAGGCCCGTAGTTCGGGACGATCTGGTTCTGATCTGCCACTTCACTTCTCCTTGGTTGATGGGTGGGGGGAGGGTGATAAGGACACCCTCCCCCCAGGAGCACTAGGGCCTAGCGGCCCTTCCGTCCGTGCTTGCGCCCGCCACGGTGACCCTTGCGGGCCCGGGCGTCGGGGGTGATGTTCTCCATGCGATTCACCTCCTCCCAGCTCGAGTGCTGCGATTGGTCTTGCGCTTGCTCCGCTTGCCCTTGCGAGCGTTGGAGAGGCTTGCCGCTACCGCCTGGTTCTGAGGATGGCCCGACTTCATCATCTCGGAGATGTTGGAGCTAACCGTCTTCTTGGATGAGCCCGACTTGAGCGGCATGAGCGAACGATACCAGAACGATCTAGCTATCCCACGGACCGCCATCGAAGTCACCGTCGAGATCGTTCGTGTTGCAGGGATCATTGCCCCCTACCTCACCATGCGACCCGACGATGAAATGATCCGGCTCTTGGAAAGCATTGCGACTGGCGCGGCCCGCACCGCGCCCTGGCGGATAGCCCCGCTCCATGCGTTCATTCGGAAGGATGCTGCCCCTGCCGGCACCCTCGAACATTGAATCGACATCCATTGCGGATCGGTGCGTGTGTGATTCCTTCATGTCGCGGAGAATATCACCCGCTGGGCTTCGGTGCCTGTGATGGTGGACGCTTGGCCCTTCCGCCGCCGCCGGCCGCACCCTGCGCCTGAGCCAATGCCAACTCTTGCGCCATCTGTTGATCCTTCCGCATCTTGACCGCCTTCCAGTGCGAGACCCGATATGCCTGAAGGACGTACTGGTCATCGACCACGCCCATCCCCTTTAGCATGTTGGCCTCTTGGATGCGAGCAGATCGGGAGGTCGGCTTCGAGGATCCTGCATTCACGATCATGGAGAACCGGAGCGGGGAGAACGTCACCTTGTTCTTGTAGTCGACGGTCGGGGCGTAGAAGTGCTGGGCCGCGAGCCGGATGGACGACATCTCACCCTCATCGCCCACGATGGCCACGAACCTCGGGGTGTCGTAGTTGATGATGACGAGGTTGGCCAGGAGCTCCCCTGCCTTGCTGAGGGTGCGTTCCAGATTGCGGATAGCCGACCGGATCCGAATGAACCCTGCTTCCTGGCCGGCCTGCACCTGCTTGTCCGTGGCGCGCCCGGATGGGACTTCACCCTTGTTGGCTCCCGACAGGCCGGCGATCCGCTCCATCTCCTCCCGCCAGAACTGCACGAACTGAAGCAGCGCGGGCGGAAGGTTGGGCGGCTCCATCCATGACGGCTTGTTGTTCTGCTGGCCGGGACTGCCGTTCACGTCGTAGATCATCCCCGGCTTGTTCTGCCAGGTGGACCGATCCGCACCCGATCCCTTGGTGCCGATGAGCACGGGATTGCCGGTGAAGACGATGTTATTCTGTCCCATCGCGAGCAGGGTGTTCATGGCCTGCTGGCATGGAGCGAGATCCCTCAGGAGAGGCGATCCCCAAAACTCCCCTGTCTCGACATCCACATAACGAACATACGGATGACGGTCCGTGTGATAGAGGTTTTCCGCAAGCTCGTCCAGAAGGACACGGTTGCCCGAGATGACGATGACGCGCCACTGGTCAACAATGACCTTTCGAGGTTCATCACCCAAAGTGGGATCACCGAACTCGACCTCCTCCTCGAAGTTCTCCCGCAGCCAGAACTCATAGACGTTCACCCCCTGCTTCGATGAGCCCGTGTGCTTCTGAGCTTGACCGGGTTGTCCCCAGGTAGTCGGGCCCTGGCCTGCGTCTATGGGGATAAGCGTGCCCGCGTTCCGCTGCCGATTGGAGATCTGGTTGGGGGGTAGGTGATCCTTCTCGGTATCGCCGGTCAGGACGGCATCCTCGATGGCGGCTTGGGAAGTATCAGGATAACGACGCTCGATCTCGGCTGCGGACATCGTATGGACTTCGATGATGTACTGAGCATCGTCCAGATCGGTCGCGTAGGGATCGACGTAGAGGCACCAGGGCGATGTGCATTTGAGAGCCACGTTCCCCTGACCACCTTGAAGGCCCTGATCCCATACGCACTTCAGGAACCCCGCCCCGTACATAGCGGCATCCCACAGCATCTTGGAGATCTCGGCATCCCAGCCATCGGTCCTCATGATGCTGTTCAAGACCGACTCGAGCTGTTCGCCCAAGGTGTCACTGACCATCGAGTACATCGAGAAGGGGTCGCACGCAGGGGTCAGAGAGTATTGGATCTCCTGGTCGGTGATCCATCCGATGCGGGAGTCGACGGTGGGGAAGACCTCGTTGGCCCGAGTGCCGGGAGCGGCCGGCACGGCAGGGGCGGCGCGGTTCATCGTGACCCGATAGTTGCGCTTCCACTCGTTGAGCATGGACGCCTTGGTCTCTTTGGCGCTCTGGTAGGTGTCGCGCAGCCGAGAGATCAACTCCTGCTCGTCGTAGGCAGGGGGAGTGCTGATCTGGATGAGCGTGCCGGATGCGGTCATG